CCCGCAGGACGCGGCATTTCCAGCGTGCCGTCCGGTTTCAGCGCCCGGCCCAGCCCCGCCGCCCGCAGCCGCTCCGGCGCGGTGCGCAGCCCGGCCGCAGCCGAAAACCGCTTGTATTCCGCATTCAGCTGCCGCAGGAGGATGCGGCTGCTGCGCAGCTCTCCGCTGCCCAGCTTGCCCTCCTCCTGCGCCGCGGCAATACGGTCCTTGCACTGCCGGATGCTGTTCTCCAGCGCCTTCTGCTGCTGTGTGGCTTCGTACTGGGTGTAGTGCCTGCCCTCGTAGGTGACGCCCTTCGCGTTTTCCCGCGCCATCTCCGCCAGCTGTTCCTCCGTCCACTGGGGACTGTCCACGCCCAGCTTGATGGGCCAGGCGATGTGCTTGCAGCTCAGCGTGCCGATGCGCCGCTGCAGGCGGCTGTTCAGCCGCTTGTATTCCTTATCGCTGTACTGCCGCCCCTGATAGGGCTCATGGTCCGGCGCGCTGGCGCTGTGCGCGCTGATCTCCCAACCGTCGCACCCGCCGTCGTCGTGGTGCTTCTCGTTGATGGCCGTGGTCATTTCGCCCATCTTCGCCATAATGGCGCGCTGGGCCATGAACTCCACGGAAAAAGTGCGCCCGTCCGAGCGTTCGATGGTGCGGATGCCCCGCTGCCACAGCCGCAGCGTCGCCCGCCGCACTGCTTCCTCCGGTGTCTTTGCGCCGCTGGAAACCTGGCGGAATACATAGTCCATCGTGCGCCGGTATACATCTTTAATCGGGTACACACGGCCGTCCACATCCGCAGCGGCCAGCTGGCCCAGCACGTTGGCCACCTCCTTGCGCGTTACCTTGACGTAGGCCTCCGCGATATTCCGCAGGCTCTCGTTTTCCTCCAGTGGTGCGGTCTTTTCCGCCGCCCAGCGCATCAGCTGCTCCACTGCATCGTCGGTGAGGTCTGCCTGCCTGCGCAGCGTGTCCGCGATCACATCGTCCGCGCCCGCAAGGCTTTTTGCCAGCAGAAGCTTGTATTCATCACCGGACGATATCTGTCCGGCGGCGGTAATGCACCGGCACAGGTCGCGCAGCAGCTCCTCCGTGACGGGGCCGTAAACAGCGAGGAGCAATTCCCGCAGCCCGTCGATCTCATTCGGCGTCAGTGCCATGGCGTCACCTCAGCCCGGCCTGGGCGGTCAGCTGGACCATCTCCGGCATATATTTCTCCCGGATGGCCGCAAGGTCTTCCGGCGTCTCACTGGGCAGGTCGTATTTTTTTGCCAGCGCCAGCTCAGGCTTCAGCAGGCCGGCCTCCACCATCGAAAGCGTGTCCGCCCAGTCCTTGTCTGCGTCGTACAAAACGCCGTTGCCCCAGCTCACGCTCAGCAGCTGCTCCAGGTCCACCGCCTGGGCGTCGCACAGCCCCAGCGCCTGGCCCCACAGGTCCGTGATGCGCAGCGTCTCCATCAGTGCATCGTACCACATCCGCTGCAGGTCCATGATCGACAGGCTATAGTCGCCCTCGCTGCTGCTGATCTCCTTTGCCGTGCGCTCCACAGCCTCCACGTCCGACAATATACCGCGTTTCAGGCCGATGATATTCTCACACGCCTTTAAATAGCTTTGCTTGCGCCGTTCAAAGCTCTCATCCCGCAGCGTGGGGGAGAAGATGGTCATGCCCACGCTGGTGTCTCCGTCCAGTCCGACGAACACGTCGTCCTTCAGCCGCATCACGCCGCCCTCCGGGCCCGGCGTCATAAGCATATCCGAGCCCGCCACGATCCGGCTGCGTCCCAGCTCGAACTCGCGTCCCAGCTGGTACTCGTTTTTGTAGATGTTGTGGATCAGCTGCACCGCGCCCTCATATACGCTCACGCCGTCCGGGCTTCCGTCCACGTTATTTGCCATCGGCAGCCGGATGTAGGTCATGCCCAGTCCACTGAAGGGCACGCTGTAGGTGTGCTCCGGGGCCAGCGCCGCATACTGCGGCAGGCTGTCCAGCCGCACCTCATGCCCCAGTGTGCTGCTGTTTTCCGACACATACAGCTTGTACCGGATGGTCAGATACCCGCTGCCATCCACAGTCCGGCGTTCCAGCAGCGTGTAGTAGTCGGAGCCCGCCCGGCTCCGCTCGCTCATCAGCACGTCCGTGATGCCGCGGGGCCCGCGGGCCAGTACGTTGTAGCAGTCGCGCCTTACCACATGGTAGGCCAGCCGCCCCGTGCCGTCCGGTGCAGGCTTCAAAAAGCCTTCGCCGCCCACCATGACCCACTGCAGCACGTCCTGCTTTTCGGCGTCAATGAGGCTGCGCTGCCCGTCCATCCACGCCGTTTTTCCGGTGCCGTTTTCCGTAAAGCCGGAATCGTACTCCGCAAAACAAGCCTTTGTCAGTTTGTTGGTGATTGTGTAGGGGATGCGCTGCGCCGGGTCTTCGTCCTTGCCCTTCACCGCTTCACGCATGAAGAACAGCTCGAACCACTCCCGCACCGCCGCCCGCATAGCCGCTGTGCTGGTGTCCTTCAGCCCCGCCGCCTGCGCCCCTGTGATGGCGGCGTCGTCAAACAGCGCCCTTACGACTGCGTTCATCCGCCGTCACTCCTTTCGATCCGAATTTCCGGCTGCTTTGCCCGCAGCCCGCGCTCCACGCCGTTGATGTATGCCCGCAGCTGCCGGTTTTCCGCCTCCAGCTCCCATACACGCCTCTGTGCCGCCTCCAGCGCGTCGCCGTATTCCAGCACCGCCCAGCTGGGCAGGTACTTCTTCAGCAGCCAGTCCTTCAGCTTCATTTGTCACGCTCCTTTGCGCTGCCAGATGCGGCTGCAGGCATACCGCGCCGCGTCGATACCGTGGTCGTTTGCGTCCATCAAAGTCCCCAGCACCGTGCCGTCCGGCGCTACCTCGTACTCCCATTCCAGGAACTCCTGCAGCACACACGGGCATTTTACCGGGTCGATCACAATGGCGTTTAGGCCTTGCAGCCACCGCACGCCCAGCTCACGGCTGCCCGGCCCTTTCCTGGCGGGCCAGCACCGCAGGCCGTAGCTGCGGTAATCCGCGCAGGACTTTTCGTCCGCGAGGTCCGCAAGGATCAGTTCGCCCGGGGCCACCCGTTCTTTCACGAGCCGGGCCGTGTAGTCATTCTGCAACTTATTGCCCCGGGCCTCGTCGAAGATGTACAGCGTCCGGGTGCCCGCGTGGTAATACGTGCGGATGAACACCCACGGGTCGGGGTAGTACCCCCAGTCCACGCCGCTGATGATGTTGTCGAAGCCCGCGATCTCCTTCGCCGTGATCTTCCGGCTCAAGATGTTGTCGAACACCTGTGTGCCGCTGCCCACCATCTCGCCCAGGTACATGTGCCGGTATTTGAGCGGCTTTGTCTTCCGTAGCCAGTCCGCACCGTCCAGGAACTCCTTGCCCAGCCAGTCCCGCGGCGCATCCAGATACGACGAATGATGCACCAGCTTGCCCGGCTGCTGCTCCCGCGCGTACCGGTTGGCCCAGTTCCGCGCGTTGGCGGGCGGGTTGAAGCTGATGAGTGTTAAGGTCGGGTTGCTCCCCGAGCCGCGGAACGCGGACTGCTTCACGCTCAGCACCGCGTTTTCGCCCCGGCGAAGCTGGTCCGCTTCCTCGAACCACAGGCAGCCAATGTATCCGAACTTCGGTTTGATACCCTTAATTTTCATCTCATCGTCCAGGCCGCGGAAATAGATGGTCTGGCCCGTGGGCTTGTAAATGAGGCGCAGCGGGCTCTTTTTCTCCAGAAAATGCTCCGACAGCCCCAGCTTTGCGACGGCCCACAGCATCTGCGAGTACACGCTGTCCTCCAGCGTGTTTCCCATCTGCCGCATCACCAGCGCGTGGCTTTGCGGCCACTTCAGCAGCCACAGCACGATCTCCACGCTGCAAAATGAGCTTTTGAGGCTGCCGCGCCCGCCTTCCTCCACCAGTGTATGGGCCCGCTGCTCCCGGACCGCCCGGTGCGAATCATAGAACCCCGGCCCGATCACGTTCTTTAAATCGACCGTCACCGCCGGGCGGCTATATGCTGTCAACGATGTTCACCTCCGCCGCGCCGCTGCCGCCCTCTTTCTGCAGCTCCGTCCACAGCCGGATCGCGTCCATATCGCCGGCCTGGCATTTTTTCAGCAGCGCCGCGTGGATCACCGCTGCCTCATCCGTGCTGTATTTTTCCATCAGCTTATCCAGCAGCGCGAGGTAGTCCCGCTTATTCACCTTGGTATACTGCGCATGCAGCGTTTTTAAATCTTTTAAAATGTTAAATTCCTTTTTCTGTTTCGCCTGTTCAATGCTCTCCAGAAGAGCCTTTATACTGCTCTGTTGTGTGCGGCCCACGATACGCTCCTTCCCGGGCCGTGCCAACGGCCCCAAATTTCGCCTGTAACGAAAAAAGGCCCCCAGGCGTCCGCATGGGCGGCCCGGGGCTCCTAAACGTTTTTTAACGGCATACAGCGGAAATTAAACAGTGTTCCGTGTCACGGCAGGCAAGAGGGGTGGATTTTCGCCGGGCATGCTTCGCCATCCGGCCGTTTCCGCCCGGTTTATCCCCCTCTATGCCCGCCATGGCCACGGGCGGGGGACGAATCGACCCCGCTGCTTTCATGGTTTTCTTGTACGTGTTTAAACGCTCTCTTAACAGGTGTTTAAAAATATGCTTTCAACAAGTTTTCACATCTGTTTCAACTTTTCCACATTTCCCGAGGTGCTGCGGCGCACGCAGCGGGGGAAAGGGCAGACGGGGCAGCCGCTCTCATGCATAGCCCACACGCACCGTTTGCACAGCTCCGGCGGCTCCTTCAGCTTTGCGCCGGAGATCTTCCGCGCCAGCTCCCGCCGCGGATTCTTCCGCTTCACCGTGCATCACCGTCCACCGGGACGACGCCGAAGCGGATGCGCTGCGGCGTGCCGCCCAAACTCGTGACAACGTATGCGCGCCGCTGCCTGCGGTCCATACGGACCACATCACCCGCAAACTCTGACAGAGGCCCGTCCAGCACATGCCATGTGCCGTCCGCACGAAACAGCACCCGGCTGGGTTCCAGCGTTTCCGTGCTGTCCAACCGCCACCGAAGCATATCCCGTGCGTCCAGCGCCTGCGGCTCTCCACAGTGAAGCCCAAGCCAGCGGATGACGCCGGAGACAGGGGAAACAACATGGAAAAGCGCCGCGCTGTAGTCCGCGCCTACGAACACATATCCCGGCAGCAGCAGCCGCTCCTCGGTCTGCCACTGGCCCCGCCGCCGGATCTCCATCCGCTGGGCCGGAGCGCGAGCCTGTACACCTTTGCGCCGGAGCGCCGTGCATACGTCCCGCTCGCTTCCGGTCATGACCTGAAGGACGTACCATTTCATCCGCGCTGCGCCCCTTTCTGCCGGCGCTCCAGCGCCGCCACGAGCTGGCGGTACAGCTCCGGATGTTCCGTGCCGAGGGCTGAGAAGAACTCCGCCTTCAGCTCGCCCATGGCAGCCTGCGTGTCATCCTTGCTCTGAATATCCAGTCTGCGGGCGTACGCCACGGCCTTTGTCTGCGCGTTCATCTCCCGCAGCAGCTTATCCAGTGCGATATCGTTCCACTCTTCGTCCGGCTTCGACAGGATGGCGTCCAGGATCTTCTGGCCCGCCACCCGGTTGATGACCTCCGAGAAGTCAAGCTCCGGATATTTGGCAGCCTCGCGGATCATGGCGTTCATCCGTTCGTTTGTCACACGGATATCTTCCAGCGAGGCCAGCAGCTTTCTGCTGTAAGTGCTAATTGCCTGGAGGCTCAGCGTGACGTCCAGGCTCGCCAGATATTTCTGAATATCCGCAAGCGTGCAGGTATTCGTTGCTTTCACCATTTCATCCACGACGTCGCGGACCTCGGGCGGCAGCTGTGAAATGGTGCTGCGGCTCCTGTTTTTTCCGCGCATCCTCAAGCCCTCCTACATATCCACCAGCGGGTCTTTCTTCACGCAGCGCTGCAGCTGGACGCCGCGCGGTGTCAGCTTGACCTCCAGGTCCTCCAGCTCTGCGTCCGAAACGCTGGACGGGGCTTTGTCCTCGATGCAGCGCACCTGCAGGTATCCGCTGTCCGCCAGATAGTTGATGCTGCTGCACAGTGCCATCCGGTCCATGCCACCCGCCAGCGCAAGCAGCAGGCTCTTCAGCTTTAAAAATTTGAAATCGCAGCCCGCGATGGCCAGCGTGCGCATCACAGTGCCGTTATTGGCCGCAAGTTCGCCGGCCTGCATCTTCCGGCGCAGTTCATTTTCGTCCAACTCAATTGCCTCCCTGCTTCATCATGAACTCCATCAGACGGTCCAGCTTGTTTTCCAGCTTCAGCTGGCTCTGCAGAAATTCCTCCCGTCGGATGCCGTTTTCCTTGATGTCCTTTACGTCAGCGGACATAGCCTGGATCTCGGTGCGCATCTCGGTGCGCATCTCCTTCATTTCACGGCGCACCGCTTCCAGGTCCTTCTGGTGGTCAGTGCGCGGGGTATAGTTCTCGCGCACTTCTTTGATGTCCGCCCGGTTTTCATCCAGCTGCCGAAACACCGATCGGCCAAACAAAAAGCCAACCAACCCTACCACCGTTGTTACGATGACCGTCAGCAGCCACCAGGTCCCGGCGTCGAACGTCATTGCGGTTTCCTCCGTAAATACAAAAAGATAAGGCACGATGCCCTCGTTGTGAGTTCATCATACCTTATCTTTTTGAATTGCATTAATGAAATATTTCAAGAAAACTTTTCAATTTATCCGCCGTCAAACAGGGAGAGCTGGCCTTCTCCGGGAGCCCGCTCCAAACGTTCACGCTCCTCTGCAACGATGTTGTATATGCTACGCTCTCCCAACTTGTACTTTGCCGCCAGTTGCCGGATGTTACGGCCGGTGAACTCCGCACGGATGCGTTCATTGCGCTTCTGCTTCAATACACGGTCGCATTTACCGATGTAGACGTTGTCCCGGCCCCAGTCGCAGATCAGGTTGATATATGCCTCCATGCCGATCAGCTCCGCAAGGTCACGCTGATCGCCCTGCAGGTCGTCCAGGGTGAGCAGGTCGACTGCCCATTCATTCATACGCCGTCACCAGCTTTCCGCCGGGACGTCTCTGCGTCCAGATGCCGTTTATCGTTGTGCAGATATTTCAACTCTGCCGCCTCAGCCATCCGCTTGATGCCGTTGATCAAGGCAGCACCCTGGGCACAGGTCAGAAACCGGAAAGGGTCTTCCGGGAAGCTGGTCATGTGGAACTGTTTTGCGATGAGGCCGCTCAGGCGGTAACGCAGCGATACGCCATCTGGGGCTGGGTCATATTTTTCAAGTTCACTCATGAGGAACCAGGCGTATTTTTGTTGTTTGGCCGTCATGCGGCCCGGCACCTCATCGTAATGACGCGGCTTTTTGCTCCTGTGCAGCGTCTCCGGCGCAGCTGCGGCCTTGCGGCGGAGCAGTTCATGAATGACGGCGTCCTGCTCCGCCGCCGACAGCTCTTTGATGGAGGAGCAGCCGGTGACGCCTTCTACCAGAATATGCAGAGCATCGTCATGACCCAGCGTCGGATCGGACAAACCAAGCTCGCGGCCCAGCGCATAGATATATTTTATCCCGTCTTTTTCCTGTCTCCGAGCACCCATAGCTGCTCCTCCTTCCTTGTTATTCCTCCGGCACAGCGTCGCCCGTGTTGTAGAAAAATTCATCCGTGGTCTTTACGTACGCTCCTACAGCCTCCAGAACTTCCTCTGGCTGCTGCTTGAGTGCGTCCCGGTCCAGTTTCTGCTCCGTCTTCACGAGCTCCCTGCGCCCCATGGCCAGCAGCGTGGCGATGGCCTGCGGCACTTTCGAGTTTGCCAAAATCAGCCGCGTGGACTGCCGGAATCCTACACGGCCAAACGTCAGCTGACGGCTTTTTCCGGCCATATCTTCCCGATGCGCCTCCACATACTCCTGGACATCCGTTTCCAGCTGTTTGACGCGCTTCTGCAGAGGCTCCGCGCTTTTGGTGTATTCGGCCTTCACGGCGTCGATGCGCCGCGACATGTCTACGCCCATCTCCGTCAGCGCGTGCTCATACTCGTGGATGCTGCGCAGCGCGTCATTCACTTCCGCCCAGTCCTTCAGCACAGGCTCCCGGTGCAGTTTTTTTCTTGCCACTATGTACACATCCTTTCTCAAAATTCCGCCCTCTGCATTTTCCGGGCTTGGGACCGGCGCGCACAACTACGCGGCTGCATTACGGCCGGGGCATAGCCCCGGATGCGGCATTTTCTGTTTTACTTTGGCCTCTTCCATTGGTGCGTACTTTTCGACGCACGACCGCCGCCGTACCAAAGCGCCCACGAGAATGTATACTCTTCACCGTCCCCGCAGGCCACCTCACGCATGGCTGCCATCTCCCGAATGTACCATCCGGCGCGCCTGCGAATAGTACGGCTCCTTCGGGACCCAGTTCACACCGTACCGCGCATAAAAGGCGTCGTTGCTCATCTGGAACCACTCGATGGCCGTTTGCAGCGGGTCCAGGCGGCGCTGCACGCGTCCCTCGCCGTCCAGTATGTACAGTGTGCCGCCCACCAGACGGGCGGTGCAGGGCAGATATTTCGTCATGTCTATTTGTTCCATGGTATAGAACACTCCTTTCACAGCTTCATGAGCCTGTTCCATTTCTTATCTAGCGTCTGAGCTTCCTCAAGGATGGCAGACGCATGGTCAAGCACATCTGCCGGGACGTCCAGGATAGGCTTGCCTTCGTATGGCGTCAGCAGCTCCGCATACTGCTGCCGCAGCCGTGCGGATTCCTCATTCAATCGGTCGGCTTCATCCAGTTTCTTTTGCTCACGCTGATATTCCAGATCGTTCAAAGCGATGGCAATGATAGTGTCCAGCCGATACAAACCACGATTGCGCAGCCGGTCGATGACCCACAGTAGTTCTGCCTTAGTACAATCTTTCAACGTCATCAGGAATCCTCCTCCACCGTATATATCGGGCAGAACCAGCGGGGCAGGCCCTCATACACGAGCTTTCCTTTTGCCTCGCAGAAATAGAGATCTCCATCTCGGCCATGAAATACACGAGAATGTGCGCAGTATCTGCATCTTCGGTTCCGGCGCAGGCTGCGCCATTGCTGAACGGTCAATCCTATCACGCTCCTAAAAAACAGAGTTGAAACGGCCGCCGGGCCGTGGTATCCTGTACGTGTGGAGCCTTAAATCCTTTCAGCTCCATACTTCTTCTTCAGCCCCGCTTGGATGGTTCTCCGGGCAGGGCTTTTGGTGCGGGGCTGCCGTTACGACCGGCCACGCCGGCCCTCCTGGGCCGCGGCCCCGCATGTGTAACCGAATCGGAACGAATTCGCTCTTTACAGAACCATGAGAAAAGGAGAGATGTTATGACAGTTGACGAACTCAGCGCCATGATTGACGAATGCGCGGGCGAAAGCGTACTCCATGAAGCGTATACTGCCGACCCGGAGCAGACACGCGCCACGCTTGAAGCACTCGTGGACGACTGGAATGCCGGGAAGGACTTTGACCCAGCTGTTTACGACCTTCTTATGGGACGTGTTGTAGAGCGGGATGATGATTCGACAAAGCAAATAGGTTGGCTCAAACAACAGGCCGTATCCGATCTTCAGGCTCTTGTCATCCGTCAATGGATCTCCGGGCTGCAACGCGGTGCGGTCGTGGTGCTCTACAAAGTTCTGGCCGACCTCGGCAGTGGTGTATGCATTGCCAAAAAAGGGTTCCGGCTGACGCCGCTGGATATTGTCGAAATGTGGAACAGCTTGCATCCGGATGAATCGCCCATCCGGATATTTTACCCGTGAAGCGCCCAGGCCCCGCGTATGCGGGGCCTTTCCCGACGCTCACAGCCCGAGGTTGAGCGCCTGGATCAGTGCGCAGGCATCGCAGTGCTTTTCTTCCAGCTCTTCGGAGCTCTTACACTCAAGCGGCCAGCGACAATAGCTGTCGCAGACGGTTTCCATCAGCTCCATAACTTTCATCTCCCAGCAGTGGGCGTGCATCACGCGTGCGGATATTACGGGCTTGCCGAAAAACTTACAGTTTGGCATCAGTCTTTTTCTCCCTTCGTACGTGATAGGCCCAGGTGGCCATTGTCTGCACATTGACGCCCATATCCTCAGCCACCCGCCGGAAAGATTCTCCGGAGCGCAGGCGTTCCATTGCCTCCGCCTTGAACTCCGGCGCGTAGATGCGTCTCGGCTGGCCTTTTCGGTTCGGTTTTGGACGGCTTGATGCCGCCAGCGGCCCCAGGACGTCCAGAATTTCCTCACGGCTCACCAGATACAGCTGCGTCAGGATCTTCACCTGCTGGCACGTATCGATCGCATTTTTGTACGATGCACGGATCTCAGACTTTTCCTGTTCACTCAGCATCCTGACTTTCTCCTTTGACACGCCCGGATCTGGGAACGTAGTGCCGGTTCTGGTGACGGCCCTCTATTTTCCGCAGCTCGCCCACCAGAGCCGTCAACTCCCTCACGATTCGTTTGCCCTGGGCGTCTTCGCTGTAAAAGGTGATGGGGTGAAGCTCTTCCGCCGCATCCTTATGTCTGCGCCGCACCCTCCGGCATTCGCCCAGCTGCCGGGCTATCTTTGCACGCTGGTCTCTCGTGAGATCTTCCAGCTCCAGCCGGTGCAGCAGATCCTGCGTCAGGGCTTCCTGCTCTTTCATCAGCGTGAGGTTTGCTTCGTATGCCTTGCCGGCCTCGTTTAGTAGCTTCACAGCGCGGGCCAGAATTTCCGACGCCTTTTCTTCATGCTTTTCCGTTGTTTCCACCTCCTATGGTCTGCCCCACGCCATGAGCGAGTGCGTGCGCACGAACCAATTTTTTTCCGTGCAGCTGCTGCGGGCAATTTCCACGGCACGCTGTGATGCTTCCCGGCATGTAGGGCACAGTTTATGCGCTTCCTGTGTACCTGTCGGCTTTCCGCATCGGCTGCATATTCCCGGCCAGCCCAGCATGTCCCGCGGCATGACGCCTTTCTCCCTCAACCGGGCCTGCATGTACCGGCGGCCGCGGGCAAGGCAGTACGCGCACTGTGCGCGTCCGGGGACAGCGTCCCGCCGCTGGCATTTTACGCAGACACCGAAGGCGTGCAGCAGGTCTGTTTTACGCTGGATGTGCCATTTATGACGTTCCTTCTGTTCCGGGCTTTCCTTTTTCCGTCTCTGCACTGCCTTCAGCCGCTCTTTTTCAAGACATTCCGGGCACTGCACCCGTCCAGGAGCCGCATCTTTGCAGCCACAAGTTGGACATATCCCGTGCGCTTTGTACCACTCATATTTCGTCACGGCCCGTTTCACCTCCTTCGCCGCACTCTGCATCTATCCGGGCTTGTGACCGGCGCGCCCCAACGGCGCGGCTGCATTACGGCGGGGCCAGAAGGCCCCGGCTATTTATTACTGTTCCGGCTTTTGAATACGCTTCTGGCCAGCGCCAGGATCAGCCAGATGCCCGTGGCCGTCAGCAAGGAAAACGGCCAGCCGAAGCACAGCGTGATCAGCTTGATAATTCCTGCCGTCACGATCCACGACAAGCCACAGTACACAACAAGGGCGATAAGGGTTGAAATGAAATCCACCATTCAGCAATCCTCCGTGTTCTATTGCAACGGAGCAGCGAGGGTATACCCGCAGCTCATTTTCCTCTATATCCTGTATCCACTCCCGCCGCAGCCGGCCTTGCAGATGCATGCAGGCCAGCGGCTGGTCCTTCTGCGTGCGGTGACAGCATTTCTCATCATAGGGCTGCCACAGCGTCCCCGTCTGGTGCAAGCCCGGCGGGGAGCCGCAGCACCCGCAGCAGCTTTGCCCGCGGCAGCTCCGGTCACAAGGCGTCACCATCCTGCATCCCTTATTCGTCCCCATGCTCCACCCGGTACGGC